AGGAACTCTCGTGGATTTGGTTTGTTTAGTGAAAGTGAAAGAGTGATTAATTAATCGATGATGTTGATATAAATTAGAGACTCAGCGTTTAAACCAATAAACTCTAGTAATTCATCGGACGTTAATGATTCAACTAAGGTCTCATCTAATTGTAGATGAAAGCTTAAACAATCATCATTGATAGGAGTTGAATCTATGTTTAAATCATCTAATAAATCCTTAGCTTCATCATTAACAATGAATTGAACAGCTGTTGATGTTGACATGGTGTTGGTTTGTTTAGTGGAAGTGAAAGAGAAACAAAGAAGATTTAGTTATGGCTGATGATCATCTTGTTGTTGTAGTCAGGGCGAACTTTATTTAATAAAGATAGAAAGCGATCAGCTTCTTTCTTAGTTGTCTTGGTTGTGACCTGTTGCCAGCCTTGGTCGATGCCCCGGTAGGTCTTGATGATTGCGGTGATGGTCATTGGTGTTTAGTTGGTTAAGTGAAAGCGAGACGGGATTGCCTCGCTTGATGACCAACATAGTCGATGGTTCGCTAAGTGAAACTGATCTCGTTACATTCTGTTGTAAAGCACGGATCTGACACGGTCTCGTTACGTATCAGTGTTCATTTTGTACAGATTCACACAAACATATATCGAAATGATAATCATTCTCAAAAAACTAGTCAGCCAGCACCAGCAAAACAGCACTCATTAGAAGTAGAGACTAATGAGAAGCCAATGATGAAGCGGGTTTAGGCCGGTCAGCGCCACGAAAGAGGCCACCAGGCCCCAAAAAACCGGTCTGGAGACCCCCTCGGGGGGGAAGAGGGTTGGCCGGCCCCTACGAATAGACCTCAGAGATTTTTGTCATTTTACTCCAAAGGAAACTTCCAGAGATGATCTACTTCAGGATGAATAGACATACCCTCAAAAGGATCTACAACACGCCCTTCCATAGCAGCACGAATGGATCTAACCAATACAGGGTTCTTAGCTTTCAAAGCGGCGTTAAGAGCGTTCTGAAGCTGTTCATTAGTAGCCATATTATGTAATCATTTTAGTGTTATCTGTTGGTGATTCTTCTTCCATAGCTTCTGAAGCAAAGGAAGTATCAGCCAAGGGTTCAAGTTTAGGGAGGTTCTTATCAAACATCTCTAAACACCAATCTTTTAGTTGTTTACCAGTATCAGTAAACTTAGCAACACCTAAAGTTCTCCAACAATCTTTAGGATCATAATGAAGTCTAGAGGAGTTTTTATAGTAAGATACAAAATAGTTAGGACCTTCTCTAACTCTAAAGTATTCAAAGTTACAGGAGTTTGTATTTAGTGGAAATGCTTCTGGTTTCATTGTGTTTGTTCTTAGTGGTACGTTATTCGCTCCGGAGCTGCGCTCCGAAGCTACTACGATGTAGTTTATTATTATTGTTATTGTTTTTAGTTTAATCTAAGAATAATAAATAATACTGTTTATGCTAATACATAAGAACGCCTTCGGCGTACCATGTATCTTATTAAGGCTATTTTAGTATATTTATGATTTATGATTGTTTTTAGAATAATAAACAATAACGTTGAAAACGTTCATCTAATACATAAGAACACCTACGGTGTCCATGTATATTAATGATGTTTGTTTTGTTGTTTCTTGCTACTGGTAGAAATCGTTCCGATACGACCTAGTACAGCAGGGAGCAGAAATGTTATGGTCTCTTAACATTTGTGTTGCCTGCTGGGGGCTCATTGTCTTGTTATTTATCAGTGTTGCATATTAAATCTTTGTGTTTAAGAGCGGAGCTCTTTGTTCAAAGATAGGTTTTTGCAGGTTTCGCCAGCTGTGTTCGTAACCATCCGGGTTCTATAGAAAGCGAAATGCTTTCGCCTTCTTGCCCGGTCCTGCGAGGTGATTCTACCCCCAATGCATCTTTAATTTAATTTTGGTGTGATGTAAGACCTACCCAAAGGCCCTTACTGAAGCTTGTGTTTGGGAAAGGAATAACACGACGTAAAGAAGCTCGTCTAGTGCTATTCCTAACCGCATATCCACACAAGAAGGCACCACTCTTCTTGCTTAATTGACGCCAATAGAAGCCCTATGGCTAAGTCCAGTCCCAAACCCTAGTGCTGGAGCGGGAGTTGAGCGATTTAAAGGACTTGCCTAGGACGAGTGTATCTGTTGCTAAATGGGGTTCATTTTCGAAGGCATTCATCATTGCTTTCCACTCTTCGCTCTTGCGGAGTGCTTGTTGTTTGTGAGCTGATTGGGAGAGGGAATCAATAAACCATTGAACCCCTTGAGCTAGGGCATCAAGTCTGTCATCATGTTTTACTGCTCCTTTTTCTCTACACATGCGGGACATTTGATATCCGAGCATGTATTCGAGTCTACGTTCAGGGGGAGCGTCTGGGTTAGAGGCGTAATCGTATTCCCAGACCTTAGGGTCAATGATGAGTTTATGTTGATTCATCACTGGTTCTAGGGTATCGATAATACGTTCTTCCTTACGTACTGTTGCTCTAGTTTCTTCTGTTGCTATGACTGCTTGTTGTTGTTGGATATGTTTTGAGAAAAGTTCACAAATCATTCCATCACCAAAGTTAGACTCAACTAGGAGTCTTGTGGCTTTATATTTTTTAGCGATACGGATAATATCAGAGAGGGTTGGATCAGAATAACCATCTCTATAGGCTCTAATATCTCTAAGAAAGACATAACCATTAGCTTGAGACAGTACACAGGCACAGGTTTCATCTGAGCCACGCCCAGAAGGGTCTACAGAGACGATTGTCTCTTGATAGTCACACATACCCTCATCAATGAACATCGGCCCGTAGAAGCGATCTCCGGGCAGTCCTACGGGGTTCAATGTTTTGATCATATAGCGAGGATCAGCAGACCAGGCATATCTTTCAGCACATTCATTACCGAGGCTGGTAACGATAAGGTCTTGGAACTTAAGTGGGAACTTCTCAGCATCAGACAAGCTGGTGTCGAGCATGAATTGAAGTTGGAAGTTAGAGCGACCCATAGCGGCCTCTCTTTCCAAAAGATCTAGGTCACTAAATCTGGTGTCGGTGGGTGTCCCTCTCTCCACTCCTTGCTCAATGTCTGCAACCAATTGGGGTGCAAGGAGCCCTTCGTATCCACTATCGTTCTTGGGGTAACGGGCAGGCCAGACGAAAGGTCTATAGGACCGCTCAGCCAACTTACGGTAGACAGTGAATGTGGTTTGTGGTGTACCGAGGAAAAGTATTCGAGAGTCGTCATCAGGAGTAAGGATAGATTCTGATTCAGTAACTAGTTGAAGGAGTTTTTCTCTCTGCATATCAGTTGCAGAGTTACCGGGGACTTCTACATCATCGAAGACCATCAAGTTGGCACGGGATCCAGTCATTTGGCCCGTGATACCAACACTCTTGACAGAGGGGGCCTGGTGTGGCTTGGCAGGTCCTACGTCGAAGCTTATTCTGCTCCACCTCTGATCGGAATCTTTTGGACCGAGATGATTCATCCATGGGATATCTAGGATTAGTTTTTGACAGAAAATAGAGAAGTTATCTGCTCGTTCTTTAGATGCGGAGACAACCATGATTTTTTTATCAGGGTCATTGAAGAGTGTCCAAAGTACGAAGGCAGCTGTAATCCAAGACTTTCCAACTCCTCGGAAGGCACTAATCTGTAATCGTTTTGGTCCATTTTGAAGATAATCGGCAATACAGAGTTGTGCTCGTGTTGGTTTAGGGAGACTTAGTTCTTTCCAAACCAGGGTTAAAAATACTTTAAAATCAGTCTTGATCTTAAATTCTAATTCTTTTACATCCATAAAGGAAAGCGGGAGGATTAAGTCCCGCTATATTTGGTTTATTTAGTGGAGTAAGTCTTACCTTTAAACATGAAGGTTTTCTTACCTGATTTCTTAGCGGCGGTGTAAGCTTTATCAAAGGCTTGAGCAATAGAACCAACCTTCTTAGGTCCTACTAGTTTAGGTCCAACCTTTTTAGGGCCAACCTTCTTAGGTCCTACTAGTTTAGGTCCAACCTTGATGGACTTACCGTCTTTATTGAGGCGTGGTGATCCGCCACCTAATGCCTTACGAATCTTTTTAGCGACTTTATAGCCAGTATTCCTAGCTACAGGTGCTAAGGCTCTATTTGCAAGGGATGAAACAACAGCTGTAATTGGGCCTCCCTTTTTAGGTACTCGTCTAGCGGCCCTTGCAGCTCTACCTGGATTAGCAGCCTTAACAGCCTTAGCTTGCTTCATCTGTGGTCCTACCCTTGAAGCTTTAGGAGTAGGAGATGGTGGTGGAGAGGACTTCTTAGGTGCTGCGGATCTAGATCCAATAAGACCAGATACCCTTTGACGGGGGCCTTGTACTGGAGCAGACCTAGGTCCTTGTGCTCCTCTAGGTGGTCCAGATACCGGCTTACGTGTTACCCGTTGTGAGTCGGAGGTAACTCGATTCCTTCCTCGTCCCTTGGTCGTACTGCGTGTGGAAGAGGAGGTAGGTTTGGGGGCTGTTGAAGCCTTCTGACGTTTTGAACGTGTTGCGGACGAAGTCGGCTTCCTACGACTCCTACGCCGATAAGAAGGGCGTGGGTCTCTATTACTAGCCATAATATTAATATTTAGTTGCTATTTATCTGTGGCTTTATCAGGTCAATACTGATGTAGCTTTACCAATTTGATCTGAGGCAACAACGTGCTCAGCTTTCCAAGCAGCAGAGCAGAGATCCAGCACACCATTTACATCAGTAGCACCAGCGAAGTCAGCACCGGTTACAGCAGCAGACCCACCCCAACGCTTTTGTGGAGACCAGTTAGTAGCTGGACGTTTTACGATATCGGAAGTAGTAGCAGTCATTTGTCTTTAGAAATAAGGTTATCTAGTTTTTCTTCGATGCGAACCATATGGTCCTCGAAGCGGGTAAGGATTAGGGATACTTCTTCTCTAGGGATGTATTTCTCAGCCACACGTAGTTCAATAGAGTTAATACGTTCATTAAGTCTTGAAGAGACAACTCCTAATCCAGTGGCAGCGGCAATTGCGAGAGTTACAGCCGCTTCAATCATGATACAATTACAAACGCTATATTTGTCTGAGGGGAGTTAATTGCACCGGCACTAGACACAGAACATTGAATCTGTGTTGAACCCTCCCTAATAAATGTGTAGGTTGCTGATGCTAAATTATCAGGAGTGTCTAGCTGAGCATTACCACTCCTAACCGTCCACTTATATGTAAAGTCAGTAGCATCACCATCTGTGACAACAGCAGTAAAGGTTGCACTACCCATAACTGCTACAGCAGCTGAATCAGGATCAACAGTTACTGTTCCGATAGTTGGGGGTGGGGGAGGTGGTTCGACAATCTCATCACCAGCAGCAACAAGAAGAAAGACCCGTCCTTTTTCAGCACGGGCCTGAAGGCGAGGGCCGAACACCATCCCATTCGTTTTAGGCAGGAAAGTAGTGTTCACGTAGGCCATCGTTACTCAACCTCAACGAAGTTCTTATCAACAACCTTGATGGCACCAGTAGCGGCATCAACAGCAAGGAAGTAGAAGGTTGCAGGGGTTGTGTCTGGGGTTGTAGAAGCAACGAGATTGTTTACGTTGTCACCACCATCCACAGTCTTGGTATCAAGAGCTGCAACTGTTGATGTGAGAGCAGTAATAAGTCCAGAGAGAGCAGCACGACCAGCGTCTCCATCGGCTTCATTCTGATCTACATCTGCCTGTACAGCTGCAATAGCAGTAGTCAGAGTTGTGAATACATCTGCATCATCATTGATAGCAGCTGCGATCTCATTAAGAGTATCGAGAGTACCGGGAGCGGAGTCCACAAGGGCATCGATGGCGGCCGTAATAGCAGCACCACGAGCTGTCACCTCAGATTCATGTGCTGTCTCAAGCTCTTGGAGAGCTGTCTTAACAGACGAATTATCAGAAAGGGTTGAACCTGAGAAGGTTCCAAGATCTGTACCAGAAGCAACACTGGAGAACAGGTTGGAGATCTTGATTGCCTTTGAATCATAAGTACTGCCGGAATCTTCTGTAGAAGCCAGCAGGATCAGATCATCAGCATTAGTGCCGGTTTTTTGAGTAACGGCAGAAAGCTTAGTAGCCATAGTTATTCCAAAATTAGAACTTTATCTAACAGTGCTTCGAGAGTGGAGATACGAGTTAGTAACGAGTTAGTTATTGAATGGTCTGAATAACGTGTGGAATTAGTAGAACCAATTATAGTTCTATCCCATTCTATCCCGTTAAACTTCCAGACAGTATCATCGGAAGTAAAAGTATCCCCAACATTAGGACTCGTTGGGAAAGTCATATATTATTAAGCCATTTGTGTTTGCAGAAAGTCGACTACCCGCATGGATCCCTTGGCTTGATTACAGGGACGACAAGCTGTTACGCAGTTGTCGGCAGAGGTAGCACCACCCAATGAGCGTGGGCGAACATGATCAATAGTTAGGTTCTTCGTAGAACCACAGTAAACGCATTGGTGTCCATCCCTAGCCTTGATGCTATCCCTCCACATTCGTTTGGCATCGCTTGAACGAAAGCAGAGAAGATCTTGCATGAGGCTTCGGGGAGTATCCATTGGCTCATTTTTGGTAAGGGGTATTAGTAAGTTGAAACAGGAATATCAAATGTGATGATTTGAGTATTACCGTTTGGATCTAAAGTTTGTACACGGTAGGTAGTAACACCATTAGCAACAGTGGTAGTTACACCAAACCCAGCACGAGTAAGTGGGAGCATCGCTTCAACAGCAGCCAGCCTGGTGAGTACAGCTTGGAGAAGGTTTCCATTCTCTGTACTACCTACGGCTACAGCTTCTAGTTCTGCAACCCTAGCTGTCAGATCGGCCACAGTGGCATCACGATCTGCAAGAGTTACTTGTAGTGAGTTTACAACTGCCTGGTGTTCGGCATCATTAGATTCTTGGATAGCGGCGATTAAGTCGGCAGCGTTATAAGAGCCCTGAGGTAAATTAATTTCTGTCATAGTTTATTTTCGAGTTGACTTACCGTTCTTACCATTCCGGCCTCGGTTCTTGGTCTTGTTTTCACAGACCATCTTTCCTGATTTGGTGTGAGACATATCACAACCTCCTTTACCTGCACGACCAGTTTTCTTACGAGCTTTCCAGCGTTCAGCAGAGTCTTTATTGTGTTGTCTTTTCTTAGCTGTGTTACCAGCCTTAGAGCCATACTTCTTTTTGCTATAAGCGCGGTCATAAGCACGTTTCTTAGCAGCAGCAGAAGGGCTCTTTTTATAAGCTCGGCTGGATTTAGAAGGACCAGAGTGAGCCATAATTAACCATTCACATCTTCAAAAGTAAGCTCAGGGATTAACCCAGCAAGGCCAGCAAGAGGAGAACCAGCCACAGCAACACCGGTAATATCATTTTTATCTAGCCAATCTGTGGCTGCACGGAGATCAGCTGTAGTAGCTTCACCAGATTTAATCCGGGCTACAAACTCATCTGTAACTAGTTTATGGAGGATATCAAATGTATCCTCAGAGGCACGAGAAGCCATAATTATTCACCGAGTAGGGCGTGACGAACACTGCGAGCAGCAATATCATCAAGCTGGTTATCTGTAGTCTTTACGAGTTTGTCCAGTAGGTCACAAATCAACTCCTTGACACGACGACTTGTCACGAAGGAGAATAGAATTGGACGAATTAGAGTAATCATTTAGCGTTTCCTTGTAGGGTTAATACTAATTTCAGCGGCATACAATGCAAAACATTGGGCCACTATTGATTCAAGGCTTCTAGCTACCTTACCTTCGGTGCAGTTGGAGTTATTGTTAAGGGAACATCCAACTACCACGAGAGCAGCTAATGCAAGTTGTA